AAGGTAATCAGGCGAAACGCGCTGCAAACCAGCAACCTCCCTGATCACCGAGTTCAGCTTAACCTTGTTACCTTTGCTCGCCGCTTCATCCAGGGGATCACCCTGGCGCTGATTACCCATACTGCCCATGCTAGGAGTTTTTGGAGTAATCAATTTCATGAGTACGCCATGCAGGCCCAGCGTCATGATGTTCAAAAATTTGGTGAACTTGCGACCCTTGGGTTCAACTACAAAGCTGACATGGTCGCCTGGTGAAAAGCTGGTTTTATCCCAATCAACCGACTCGATCAGCACACCATTGACCGAGGCGCTGATAGGGGGATCGTCTCGCCGTTCATAGCCGGCAACATTGGCCTCAAGCCAGCTATTGATTGACATGATTTCGCTGATCTCATGACGCTCCGATGGCGCCCCCTCCAGTCGATTCGGATAAATTTCGATCATGGTGATAACGGACCTTTAAATAGATTCTTTCAAACTCGGGAATACTCAAACGGCGAGCACCTGTGTTTGGGTTGATTTCAAGGATGCTCAATCGCCCATCAACCTCAACCACAACGGCGACGTGTGTACACAAAGCGCCGTGCATCACCGCGGCAATGGCGCCTATCTCGGCGTCACACTCTTCCATCAGTGCAGCCTCCGCGTCATAAGCCTTGGTGAAAGCCTTCGGATCGGAATTGCGCAAATTCCCATAAGATGGCAGCAGCTGCTGACCCAGATGTTCATGTCGAACGTGCCGGGTAAGCCCCCAGCAATCCCATTCATGCGGTCCGCGTCCACCATCCTTGTATTGCGCCAGCAGATAGTTATTTATCCATTTCACGAGTAGGTCAGCCCCCTGGCGAAATCCGTCGTATACGAATCGCGAGGCCACCTGGTGTTGATAACGTCGAAGAAACCCGCCTCCACCTGCGCGATGATCTCTTTCATTGAGCCGCCCGTGACTCGCATCCGATAAGGCGGCTCTGCCGGATAAGAAAGATTTGAAGGTGTATAAATTCTTAATGTCAGAAAACAATGAGCTCCCGCATCAATCGCCAGATCCGTTAACCGCTGGACTCGACCATCAATATTAGGGACGGCAAATCTTAATGTTTGAGCTCCCGTATTTGATTTTTTTGGAAGGGACGCCTCCAGGTCAGAGGCTTCAAATAACAACACCCGTCCATCCTCGGTGCCGCATTCATGGTCTTCAAAACCGTTACAGAAAAGAACAGGTGCAGGCCATGCCGCACAACTGAGCTCAATCGCGATGAGCGGCATTTGGCCACCCGATGCATAAACGACGCTTAAGGTTTGGCTTGTCATGCTTGCGGCCACTTCTGATTGATAGCCCGATCAAAGACATCCATTAGCAGGATGTAATCTGGCAGAAGCTCTATCCAGTCCGGTGGCAGCACAGGTCGCTCACGGACTTCTATCTTGGCTTCGTACTCCCACAAATTGACACCCACAAGCCTCGGCCCTTTGAGCGTTTCGGCAAATCGAACTTCCGTATCCAGCAGGCCGAGTGGAGTCGTGAGCGGCATAATGAACCAGTCAGCTTTTGCAATGCCGACCGCCCACGCTTCAAAATATTGAGCCTTTGTTACCGGGAGAATCCAACTCATAGTGGAAAACGTTGGAACTTTGTCGAAGGAGATACGCTGGCGACTACGACCGCTTTTCATCTCTGTTGTGAGAATGTTGTTGACAGGATCAAACCCATAGCTGCGACGCAAAGGAAGTGGCAGAACATCAGGATATTTGTTCATGAACCCACCTTGGCCAATCCATAGCTGGCAGACAAAACCCCATGCACTTCCTCATCATTGCGGATCGATGCGACCACTATGTCGATCACTTGCTGACCATCAACATCACGCGAACTAACCGTTCCACCTGGACGGCTTTTGTCTTCAATCAAATTTACGACCACACCGCCACCGCCCTGAATTTTACCGAGCGTCGCGTCAAGCTTGGCACTGGTCTCCGCAGTAACGACTCGCTCGCCTTTCTGTAGCAACCAGGTGCCTTCTTGGGGAACGGAGTCAATTCCCCGATGAGCCATCCCCACAAGCCCTTTGAGATTGTCTACTCCGATACGTTTGGTGTTTTCCGCATCGACCACAAACTCCTGACCATGCACTACACCAACCACCTCATCGACCCTGCCGCTTCCGGTGTACCCTCCTTCGGAGAAGCCCTTGATCATCGCGTACGCGGCAATCAGCGCACCACCACCAACGACAGCGGCAGCGCCAAAGGAACCGATAGATGCCACCAGTGCGGCAGGCAACCAGGAAGCAACCGTTTCTGCTGCCGCCGCGATATTGGCGGCCTTGGTCGCGGCTAATGAGGACAATGTTGAAGCTGTTGCTACTTTATCGCCCGCCACCTTGGCGGCTGCCTTTGTGCCCTCAGCACTGACGACCGCTGCCGTCTCGGCGGAGATGCCGGCAATTTTCAGCGCCTGGGTGACGATCCATTTGGCAGCGATATCCTGCAATGCCCTGAGTACCGACTCCGCCATGGTCGCGCCGAGATTGGTAAAGGCACTGCCAAGGGTTTCCGTGCCTTTGAGCAAGCCGTCGATCTGGCTGGAGATAGACGAGGTGGTATCACCCAATAGCGACACGGTGGCATCAGATGCCTGCTGACTGTAATCAACGGCGGTATCTTTGTAGCTTTCCCAAGCGGAAGAAACACCATCCAACCAATTGTTCTGTGCGGCGTCCTGCTGGTTGTAATAGTCCTGCTGTAAGACCATCCGCTCAGCCAACGCCTCGGACAGCATGCCCGTTTCTTTTTTGTAAATGTCCTCACTGATATCACCACTCTGGAACTGCCGGACCAGATCGGACACCTGCTTATTATAATTCTGCTGAATGACCAGATCGGCCTTCAAACGCTCTTTCAGCTTGTCGCCCGTACCGGAGCCAGCCAGTTCAAGCTCAAAACCTTGTTTTACCGTCTGATTGATATCAGTCAGATTTGCACCGAATGCGGCCAGCTTGGCCTGATCCTCAGCAGCCTGCTTGAGCTTTAACTGAGCATCCAATTCAGCTGCGAGGTGCTGCAAGCGCTCCTGCTGCAGGGCATTGATGCCAACCAATTTCCCGGACTCAATTTCGAAGGCGAGCTTGGCGACTTCAGTAGCCTTGTTGCGCTTGTCAGTCGTGACATTGATCAGCTCCAACTGACGCTCATAACCCTCTTCAGCGTCCTTGCCTCTGCGCACCAGAGAATCGGCAGCCGACTTCGCATCAGCAGCGGATTTTTTAATTGCTGCAAGACGCGCCTTTTCAGCCTCAATAGCTTTATCTCCAGCCTCCAAGGTTTTTAACTTTGCCAGTAATAGGGCTCCCTCGCCCTCTTTAAGTCCGGTGATAAGCCCGGCGCTGATGCGAGCCGAAAGCTTTTCTGCCTCGGTGTTTTTACCAAGTAATAGAATTCGCTCCTCGATGTCGGCTGACATTTTCTGGAAAACTGAAGAAGCAGATTCGGCAATGCTTGCAATCTTTGAGCGCTCAATTACGCTATTGAGTTCTTCAATTTTTCCTTTTAAACCATCAACTGCTTGAGTTGCGGTATCCAATTCACCTTTGGCTTGTACAAGCTGCGCCTGCCATTCTTCCTGTTTTTTACTACCAGGAAATCGCTTTATGTTGTCATTCAAGGTGAACACTTTTGCAGAAACTTCTGCTGCAACTCGTGCCGCTTCATCCAACTTTTTTGTGTAATCCGGAATGGCCGCGGCCGCCTGATTGGCGGACAAGCGGTCAAAGCTGTCGCCAAGCTTGCTGATACGCCTATCTAGCTCGGCGGATGCCTTGTCCGCATCGCTGGTACTGGTGGCGAAATAGGTAAGTGCTCCTGCAGCAAGAAGCACAACTCCCAATGGCCCACCAAGCAGAGCCATCCCCGCTGACGCAGCACGAGCAGCAGTTCCTACCGCAATCAATCCCGCAGCCGCAGGACCGGCGACACCCGCCATTCGTGCGAGAGCCAGTTGGTATTTAACCGCTTCAACTTGAGCGATAACGAAAGCGCCTGCTGTTGCCGCAGCTGCGCCAGCAACACGAACAGTCAAGATGACCGCTAATGCGGCCGCAGCTTTCGCCAAGGAATCGACAGCGATTTTGGCATCTGGCGATGCCAAGGCATCACTCAATGCCAGTACCACCTTTTTCGCCGATTCCAGGCTGCCCTCACCAATAAACAGCGCCGACACAGAGTTATGCAGCGCCTGCAATGCA